TTATTTTTTTATATTATATTTTGGGTCAATTGTAATTAAAAGTTTTTTGAAGAGTTGTATTAAACGATCTCTTATTGATTTTAGAATCAACGTTACTGCGTCGAAATTTTCTACTTCTTTTTTTGTCTTAATCGCGATTATATTGCTAATTATAGAAATACCATCGCTAACAATTAGTAAATCCATTACTAGGGTCATAAACCATTTAAAATTGTAATTAAGCCCTTTACTCATCAATGCTAAAGCGGTTGGAATTAGTAATACCGCTAACTTTGATACCAATCCTAAAGCCAATTTTTTAAAACTAAAAGTATTATTTAAGACTATGGTTGATAATGCCCAAAAAAGTATCCATTACCATGAGGTAAAATAGCACTTTAACAATTTCAATATCCATTTCTAAGTAAATAATAATTCCGTAGAGCAACAATTTAAGTTCATTCGAATATTCTGAAATTTTATGGGCCATCGGTTTTAATTTAATCTTTAACTATAGATTTTTGGGCATGATCAAAATCAATGACACTAAGTAAGTTTGTAAATCTTTTTCCGAAAACAGAAAGGGTATTATCTCTTTCATTTTCTCCTAAATTGTCGCTTATAGTTTCATAAACAGCTCCAAATTTATTTTTAGAAGAAGCGATAATAAAATTGTCGTTTAATAATGCTCCTGCGACCATATTTCCAACAATGTCAAGACTTAAGCTCAGTTTTCTTAAATAAATTAAAAAGCCTTTCCATTTTAAAATGGCATATATAAAACAAATAGGGTACATGCCTAACGAACAAATTAATGCAAATAAAAAAAGGATCCATTCAGTATAGTGTTTTTTTGAAATAAAAAAAATAGGGAATAATAAAGCAGTAATTAGCGTCATTATCAATATTGTTATTAATAGCCACAGCAATGCCGAAGCTGTAAAAATAAATTTTACAATTTTCATGTAATAGTCTTTTTAAGTTTAATAATTTTTTATGTAATCTTTTGAGGCTTTATGCCCCAAAAGATTTGTATACATTTTATTTATAGATCTTGTGGTTTATTGAGAAGATATTGGCAGTACTTTTTTTTACCACAAGATGCCAGGATTATGGAAGGGTTTTTGCTGTTAAATAATCGCTGTTAATTGATGAATTTCCTGCAGCGTCTTTGGCTACGATGTGAAAAATGTAGCTTGAATTTGGAGATAATCCACCAACAAAAAGTGGACTGTTATTAAGAGTAGCTATTAGAACATTGTTTTTATATACTAAGTAATTAGTAACTCCTATGTTATCAGTTGATAAATCCCATCTTAAAGATAACTCCGTTGAACTAATGATTTGTGCCTTCAAATTTAGTGGCTTTGATGGCGCAATCGTATCGACAATAGTTGTAGTTGCATTTACTGTATTACTAGCTGTTGATAAATTTCCTGCAGTATCTTTTGCTCTGACTTGGAAGCTGTAGTTAGTATTAGCAGATAGCCCTGCAACATTATAAGTAAGAATGTTTCCTAATTCGGCTAAAGGAATATTACTATTGTCTTTGTAAACAAGATAATTAGTAACACCAGCATTATCAGTTGATGTAGTCCAAGTTAAAGTTAGACTTTCAGTACCAATGTTTGAAGCTGTTAGATTTCCAGGACTTGTAGGTGCAGTTGTGTCGCTTGGCATTCCAGTATATTCTATGAAATGAACGACATTATATGGTTGCATATTTTTATTCGTTCCAGATTCACCTACCGTCGATATAGTTCCATTTAATAAAGAGCCACTACCGCGATCCCATCTGGCTATTTTATTAGTAATTTCACCGCCAGTTTCCCCATTGTTTACGTTTCCTGAATTTGAAATTGTATGATTATGGGAAACAATTACTGCGTTTTTGCTACCTCCTTGATTTCCAGTCTTATTTAGAAGAGGATCTGACGTATCTACACCAACAGGTACTCTTCCTTTAAGATCAATATACTCAACCCAGCCGGCAGGAATCTCATTTGCAGGACGCCCCCAAATAGCAATCATCCCGATAGGTATAGTTGAGTCCGAGGTTCGTTTTTCTAACTTTGTAATTCGGCTAAGTAAAGAATTGAGTAAATTGCTGCTTTTAAGTGCTTGGTTTTCAGAATTTATAAGCAATAAAGAATTGTCAGAATGCTGAGAAACCGTAAAATCTTCAGTGCTAGTATTAATATCATTTAAATGTACTTTTCCTCCAATATAGGTATTTTCCCAATCAGATCGATAATTTAACCAAAGACTTGTAGCCGTTTCATTACTGCTATCTACCAAAGCTCTTCCGGTAGAGTCTTCCGGATGTATTTTTCCTTTTCGGTCTATTGATCCTAACCTAAAATCAGCCACTCTCACATTAGCGACACCTGATTCTTTGATGTCTAATTTTGATAATTGGTAAGATCCTAAGTTTAGATCGCCCTCCATTGCTTTATAGCCTTTGAGTGGAAGATAGGAGTCATTAAGTACATTAATATCTCCTTCTATTTTAGTAATATTTGTTTTTATAGCGGTAATTTTTGCGTCGACTGCATCTAGAATTTCTTCAATTTTTTGAAGATCTTTTACAGTTTTAAAATTTTTCAGCTCAAAATAATTTTCGATTAAAGCATCACTATTTTGAGGAACTCCCACACTAAAATCATGTTGGCTAATATAAGCTGCTTCATAATCGAAATAGGCTGTTTGAGATACGCCTGTTCCAAATGTTAAATTTGTACCTTTTCGGGTTGTTTTTAAATACCCAGTTGCAGTTCCTTCTTTTATTGGATATAGAATTCCCTGTAATATTTGTGCTTCTGTTGTACTTTTAGGATCTTTTTCGTATTGATGGATGATAGCCCAGCCTTTTTTTTCGATTGTAGCATTAGCTATTATATAATTGTTATCGATCTTGGTCTCGATGCTTAAATGACTTTTTAAAGCTTCGAATAGTTCAAACCTATAGGCAGTTTGAAGTCTTTCTAAAGTTTCTTGTTCAAGGGGAAATCCTCCTTCATGAGTGAAATTTACTTGTTTCATTTTTTATTTTTTAAATATCTATTATTTGGTTAAAAACTTTATCTTTTATTTCAACTTTACTTTAATAAGAATACGTTTCATAGCTTTTACCAGCCAGTTTGTAAAAGTTTAGCATATTGTGGTATTCTATATTGGCTACAGTAATAGTTGAAGTTATTACAGATTCGTCTTTGCCCGGTTGCACAGTTATAGTATTATTTGCTATTAAGCTTTTTGGAACGAATACTCTAAAATTTGCGTAATTGATTTTGGTATAATCTGTACGATGGGCCAGGTAAACAGGTTTATTGTTTTTGTTTGTTTTATATTCCTCATGCGTATATACTTCTAATTGCGGAATCATTAAAGGACCATCCACTAAAGTGCCATCTGGTAAAGCAACCTTTGGTTTGTAATATTCTTTGTGGAGATATACATATTGTATCGTAGGCCTTACTGATTCGTCTATATAAATTAACTCCTCTAATCGTTTTTGCTGTGTGTTTAAATTTGGATTGTAATTTTTAGTTGGATTATAAATCTCATTTAACACTTTTTCCAGATAAATGACCTGACCTGTATGCTGCATTTTATAAAGTGTCTCTCTATAAATGGTATGAAGGGGAATGAGTAAAATATTGAGCCAGTCAATATGGACTCTTTTTCTAACGATAGGAGGAATGAGCCATAACAACAGCTTTTCCCATTTTAAAACGGTGTAATTATTCATTGTGTATATATTAAACTATTGCTTATCTCTATAGAATGTAAAAGGAATGTAGTTTACCTCAATCTGAAGTGTATCAATATCAAAATAACCAGCATTAGGAATGAAATATTCGATTTGGGTTACATCTGTGAGATCTTTTGCTTCGTCACTAGGATTTCTTGCCCAGGCAGTTTCGATTTTAGTTAATATTGGAATTTTGACACCTTGTGCTTTTTGAATGGCATCAACCAGAAAAGTTTTTACAAAAGCACCATTAAACTCGATATTTTTTAAATGATCTTTAATGGAATCCATTACCGGAAACATCGTATTATTTAAGATTAAGGAACCGTTTCTTGAGTCGAATTCGTAGTTATTCAGTTTGTCTTGCTCTTCGTCTGTTAAAAGCTTATTTGATATTTTTGACTGATAATATTCAATGTCCTTTGGATTAATAAAAATGCTCAATGGATCAATGTAAACATTCAAACTTAATTTTAGATTATCTCCTTCATCAGAAGTAATATAGACTTGATTTCCTGCATCTTTTATTTTGGCGATGTATTCCTTAAAAGCGAAGAGTTCGTTATTAATATCAAGTTTGCAAATTTTATCATCTTTTACTGTAGCAACTTTTATAAAAACAACCCCAACTTTGTTGTGGAAATAGTCGGAAAAGATTTCTTGCACATTATCTTTCCTTTGATCTAATATCGTTTGCAAATCAATTTCGCTAACAGCGCAATGCTTTATTATTTTAGATTGTTCAATTTCGGCTTCCGAAAGATTTGTTGTGTCAAATATATACGAACCGTCTTTCCAGATCAACAACGTTTCGTTACGTGATTCCGGATCTAAGGGTATTCCGTAATGAAAATTTAAAGCTTGTTCACGATACCAATTTAAAGTGTGAGGTCTTGATATCAAGGCATTTTTTTCTACTATTTTTTCGTGTACCCAAATAGCGGTGGCTATTATATTGATCCAAAGATTCCAAATACTCGTCTTTGATGTATTTGTTAGGCCTTGTAGAGAGGTGCATTTCTCCTTTTCAATCAGAATTTCATTCTGTATTTCAGCAATTGTACGTGCCATATTTTTAATTTTTAATATAGTTTGGCCTGTAAGACATACATAATATGCTTATAGATAATTGTTTATGTTTTTTTGTAGATACTACAGAGGTGTGGTTGTTTTAGAGATTCCTAAAAGCAGAGACTAAACGTATCATAATTAGCATTAATCGAGTTGCTGTAAACTAATATGGGTAATGGCAATTAAGGTTATTTATTAATAAATGATAAAATCATCTTCAATAATCATGTAATCTATTCCAGAGAAATTATCCAATAAGTACTGCTCTTCATCTGTAATAGAAGTTGCTGGATTTAAGTTTCTTGAATTGTAATACTCGACAATATCCTTTTTAAAGGCTTCACGACCTACTTTTAAATCTTCGTAAACAGAAATATCTTCTGTAATGTTAAATTGATCATTGTCGTCAAAAATGTCGAATACTTTTTCGATACTTCCATATTCTTGCAAAGAAATGTCAAAGATATTTTGATTTTCTTGTGGTTTAATAATTTCCATCGATTTTAATGTTTTTTAAATCGTTGACATCTAAAGTTTTTACGTGAAAATTGTCATACGATAATTGTTTGTCTATTTCATTTTCTAATCTTAACCTGGATGTTGCGTCCGGGCTATTTATGTATTTTTTAATTCCTACTCCAAGAATAGGGAATTCTTTATAACTTCCTTTCTGGCTTAACAATAGATGTTCTATGTTTTGCTGATCTGCTTCTTTAATGCCGAAATCTCCATTTATAATTAACAAGTCTTCATCTATGATAAAATCTTTCATATGTTGTTATTATTTGTTGTTTTTAATTAAAATCTCTTTTGAATCTGCGCGCCATATCCAAAAAGAAGATGTTTTATTTGATACTGTAAAAATAAACTTTGCTTATTCCTTAATCAAGATTTTAAAGCTTAGTAATCAGTAGTTTCAGTAAGTTGTAAAAGGTAATTATAACTTGTTTTTTTGATACTTTTTTGGTTGAAAAAGTAATTTTAAACCGAAGGAATAATGAGACTGGTAATAATTTGAATAATCATTTTTATAATATTATTTTTAATGGTATTCAGTTTTATTTTTGATATTCCGGCAGTTTGCAATGCTTGCAATACGGTTAAGTCTAACTGACTTTTTAAAAGCCATTCAAATTCTTCTTCGGTTAAATCACCAGATGAAAAAAGAAGAATCCAGCGTTCCAGTTTTTCTGTAGAAGTTTGAAAAAAAGCAGCGAGATCTTTTTCTAGCTGAGGTTTAATATCCTTATAACTGTTTGATATAATTGCTTTTAGTTCCTTTTTTAAATTTTCTATCACTTTATCTTTCTCCATAATTTTAGGTGTTAAGGTTTATTAAATCCAGAAGTTCTTCTTTTGATTGTTTCTCTTTTTTAATTTCATATTGTATAAGTAAATCAAGAGCTGTTAAGATTTGTTTTTTTGATTCTTCCAAAAATGATTTTGAGACAACTCCTTTTGTCTGCCAATGTTTAAAGAAACCGGCTAAAAGATTTTTGTCTTTATCATTCAGCATCTTCAACATTTCAAAAGTGATTTCGTTGTTGGGTTTGTTTTTTTCATATTCGACCAATTTTTCAACGTTTAGAAATAATTTTTCAATTTCTTCCTGGTTAGCAGAATAGGGAGTAGTGGCTTTGCTGATTAATTTATCGGCTTCTACTTTTAGCTCGATCGTTTTTTCGTATGAATATTGATCAAATAGGACAGTTCTTGTAGAGTTGCAGGAAGAAAAAATAAAACTGATTGCAATAAAAGATAGTAGGTGTTTTAGTTTTAAGTCTTTCATCTGATTATTTGTATAAGATTACGTAGTTTTTTCTGTCACGTTTTAGTTTACTGAGTACTTTCCAGTCGCTGTATCCTTTTTTGTCAAAATGTGGAAGGTCTTTAAAGGTTTTCCAGTCTCCACCCCAGTTCCAGTTGTATTTCTTGAAAATTTGAACACATTCCCGCCAATCCGAAATTTGGTCGTTGTCCCAGTCTTTTGCCGTATCCCACGAAGCAACTTTTTCATCGATAATGAGACAAATGTCTACCGCAAAACCGTAGTTGTGAATAGATTGACCGCCTTTAGCATTCGTGACTTTTTTTCCGGGCTTAGTTCTGCCGAAAGCATAAAGATCCTCTTGTTCCTGAAATGTTCGAAGTCCTTGTGTAATGCGAACTTTAGCCCTTCCGGTTAAGGCAAGATCACATTCTTCGATAATTTTGGCAACTTCTTCCCTGACCGAAGGATGAAGTAAATCAATGTGTTTTTTTGTTGTTTGATCCATATTTGTATTTATTAAAGATTTCAGGTTCTGAGAATAAAAAACCTGCCAGATTGTTGAAGAAAATCAGGATTTTTATTATTCGATAAGATTATTTGTGTTTTACGATTTATTTCCGGTAAAGAAAAACCGTTGAATAAATACTGAAAAGGCTCTTTTTTATGATCACATTTAAGAAGTGATATACATTTTAAGAACACTGTAAAAGTATGCCGAAATAGTGTGTTTGAAAAATAATAGGGAGTTATAAGTCAGTAGTTTCAGTAGAGTTTTTTATATCTTTTTGTGGTTTTGTTTTGTAAGCAAAAAATGAAAACAGAAGGCAAAAAAACACCCGTTTTTCTAATTAAGAAAAACGGGTTTGTAATGGATTGAAAATTGAATTTTTAATGTATTAATAAGAATCTAAAGAAATAGCGGAATCAAATATACTCCTAGGATATTTATCTCTCTATATGCATATCATTAAATATATAAGTTGTTCAAGAGAACATTTTTGAGCATAAGATTTAAATCGTCTATCATCCCATTCAAATTTACTATAACATAGTTCTTTTCTATTCAGGTAGTTATCTTCCAGATTGAATATAAGAAATCTAGCTTAGGTAAATTGGTCATAATTTTTTTTAAGGTAATTTAGATGGAATTAGAAATCTGATTACTTGTAAAAAAAACTTTAAAGCCAACTACCAAATCGAAACGTATAATATTACTCTCTCTTCATTGATGTTTAATTTTATACTATTTTTAGTAACCTCTAAAGAAGCAATAGGACTGTCTTTAACTTCATAAATTAATATATTCTCTTTTTCAGTTTTTGTGTAATCTTTTTCTTCAAGAGCTTTGTCTATGATATGAATTGGGATTTCTTTATTAAACTCTAAAAAAAGATTTTGCATGTAGTATTCACTTCTCCAATATTTTTCCATAAATTCATCATCTGAATAGTCTTCATTATGATATTGAGCTTCCATGGCAGTAACCTCTTTTCTTATGAAATTATTATATATATATATATATATCTTCACTTATAGTTCTTTCATTTTTATCGATGTAAGTATGTAAATTTTGTAATTCTGCATCTAGCGAAATATTATGAGTGAACCCTGCCCTAGGAAATTTATCTTTATAAATGTAAATTATTAAATAAATGAATTCTTCAAAAGAGCAGCTTTCAGCATAATCATCAAAATTCTCTTCATCATTGTAAAACTTATCATAATATAAATTTCTTAGGTTGAGATAAATTTCTTCAGTATAATCAAAGTCAAAGTATAAATAATCTAATTTTGGTATTTTTTTCATCTTTATTTTATGAATTTAATGTATTCAATATAATCACCCGATCGCGCAGATTTACTCGCAATCGTTAGCGCGGATTTGCAATCCGTGCCCGCAAAGATTGGACGCAATGTAAATCAAAAAATTTCAATTGGCGTTGATGTTTTCCAGAAGGCTATAGATTTTTTTCAAAACAGATCTAACAAAACAATATCTAAATCATTTTCTAAGCCTGAATAATTCCTTGCCGAACTAAAATAATAATCTTCAGCCGAACTGACAGTTTTATCTTTACGGGATTATTATGGATGTAATCAATTTTTTGTTTAATAAATTTATTGCTGTAAATAAGTTCTGCGTGATAGCCATTTTGCCATACTTTATAAGTCTGGTTCTTTTTTTAAATGTTCACACGCTTTTTGGAAATACTCCAGCATCCATTCTCTTCTGCTTTCAGGTTCATTTATTATAGTTTGTATTATTTTTTTTGATGTAAATTTTTTAAAATCTCTAATAATATCAGATAACACAAAACCATTCGTTCCTTTGCAGAGCAAATGAATATGGCTGCTCATAATAGAATAGGCATAAATTTCTAAACCTTTATTTTCCTGACAATTCTTTAAAGCATTTATTAAGATGTTTTTCTGATTTAGTCTTGTAAATATATCTATCCATCCTACAGCAGTTACAGTTATAAAATATGCTTCCTCAGTTGTTGTTGCTTTGTATTTTGTCGACACCTTCTTTTTTCCTACAAAAATAAAAAGTATAGTGGAAAGTTTTACTTTTTATTTGTAAGGTTTAAAGAATTACTTAGCGGGCACAGATTTACAAATCTGCATTATAGTTGTGGAAATAAATCTGCGTTAACGTTTTTTTTTGCAAAGAGGAAATAACCAAACCAATCTTTGCGTGCACGGATTGCAAATCCGCGCTATCGTTATGGAGATAAATCTGCGTGATCGGGTTTTTAATGAATTATGTCTTTGTAAAAGACTTTAATCAATGCTTAAATACATTGGCTTATTTTCATCCAAACATTCTTTAGCTATCAAATAAATATCATTAAAAGCTATTAGGCGACCATCTATTGGGGCTTGATTCCTTGTGTCAACTTTGATTTCTTTATCGAAAACTATTATAGTATAACCATCTTTAGCAAGTTTTCTGATAGAGAGTAAACGATTTATTTCACGTTCAAAAATGTTTTTTATACCTAATGTTTCCTCAGTTGATATTTCAACATCCATCATTTTTTTTTATTAGCCTTTTGTGGAATAACCTCTTTTAATAGATCTAAAATAATGGGATATTTTAAGTCTAGATTTTTATTACTTCCCCAGAATTTATCTATGAAATTACTCGAATGTAATTCATGAGGTGACTTATCTTTAATGGTTACTGAACTAATAAAAATCCATTCTCCATTTTTGTATATATGATTTCCCATTTTACTCTTTTAAAAATTTAATTATGACTTCATCTTTTTTAATTTTTCCTTGAATTTCAACTTTAGTGTATCCATTTTCTTTTGCCCACTTTCCTGTAATGGTTTCAAAAGCGGCATCTGTTTCACTCATTCCACTATCATATGCTTTCCAAAACTTTTTAAGATTAATAGATTCTCCGCCATAATGTGCATAATATTCTGGATATTTTATCCAAACACCAAACATACCATTTATTTCAGGTATTAGAAATCTGATTAAGTGCAACAAACTTTAAATCAATTACCAAATCATAACATATAATATTACTTTCTCTTCATTGATATTTAATTTTATACTGTTTTTAGTAATTTCTAGTGAAGCAATAGGACTATCTTTTACTTCATAAAGTAGTACGCCATCTTTTTCAGTTTTGGTATATTCTTTTCCTTCTAAAGCTTTATCGATGATATGAATTGGAACTTCTTTATTGAATTCTAAAAAAAGATTTTGCATATAAGATTCACTTCGCCAATATTTCTCGATAAATTCATCGTCTGAATATTGTTCACTATGATATTGAACTTCCATAGCGGATACTTCATTCCTCTTGAAATTACTATATGTAAATATATCTTCACTCACAGTTCTTTTATCTTTATTTGTGTAAGTAAGCAAATTGTGTAATTCTGAATCTAACGAAATATTATAAGTAAATCTTGTTCTCGAGTATTTATCTTTATAGATGTAAATCATTAAATAAACAAGCTCTTCAAATGAGCAGGTTTTAGAATAATTATCAAAATGCTCTTCATCGTTGTAAAACTTATCATAGTATAAATTTTTTCTATTGAAATAAATTTCTTCAGTATAATCAAAGTCAAAGTATAAAAAATCTAGTTTTGGTAAGTCAGTCATAATCTTTTTTATTTTGTGAATTTATTAAATCCACATAGAGATTTTAAATGTATCTTCTAATTACTCAGAATAGTTGAAACCCAAATTTTGTATTTAAAATTATTAGATAACTCCCAATTCCATTTCTCCAATAGAACTATACCAAAAATCTGTATTAACGTCATCTTTATCTACAGCCATTAATCTGTTTTTTAATTCCAGAGCATATTTTTCATGATGTAAATGGTATTGTCCTAGCGTTTGAGGTATCTTTACTTCCTTTCTGAAACGTTCGTATGAGTATATATATTTAAGATAGGTTTTTAGATTTTTATTGATACTATACGTTCTTATCCCTTCTCGATAATGTGTTCTTCCAATTATTTTTTGAGTTTCGATGTCAATGCATAATCCAAATAATTCATTAATGTAAGTATTTTTAGTCCCAATTTTTAAATATTTCCCGTCTAATAATTCGACATTACCAAAAAACTCATAATCTCCACCGAAAGTATTATGATTTGGCAATCCAACCTTGTATAAAATATCTGCAGTTTCTTCTGGTAAAGATTGGTTAATGATGTCATTGTTTTCGAATATTACCAAATTACCTGAAAAATATTCTTGAATTTCTGTTAAGTTCATTAGTCTGTAAATTAATCTATTTAAAACTTTTACATTTGATTTCTTTTAGATTCATTAGCTTTTTAGATAAATATAATTTTGATTTGACACTAACATTTCTCCATCATTATATCTTACAAAATAAATAATTTTATTAATCTTTTGGTTGTTGTAAAAATACTTTACAGTTAATACACCATCATTAAATACAATAGTTTCTTTGATCAAATATCCATTTTTATCTAGGACATATTCGAAATTACTTATAATAGAATTAAGAGGAATAAATAGTGTTATTTTAGATGGATTAAATCTTATATTGAGATTTAGTTTTTTAGATTTGAAAATAGTTTGATTATTTCTGCTTGTTTTTTGAAAACTCTCAATATTGGCCAGTAAATTTTGAATATCCTTTGCTTCACTGGAGAGCATAAAAGGATTGTCTATTTTAATGTTTTTTGTAATTAAAAAATCATTGTAAAATTCAATATTCGAATAGTAATTGGATGACCAGTCATCTTTTTCATTTTTGTCAGATCCAGAGAAAGCGTAATCAAATTTACCATTTTTATATTCTAAATTAGTTTCATTATCCAATTCTCCATTACTATCATATTCCTCAATTCTAACTAGTTCTTTAGATTCATCAAAATAATAATTACATATCTTTTCATTGTTTATGGTCAAAGTAATTATAGAATGTTTTTTTACTGTAGATTTTTTGTCTATAGATATAGATTCGTCTTTTTTTACTGTAGTTTTTTTGTCTAAGGATATAGATTCATCTTTTTTTACTGTCTTATTACAACTTATGACTATTGCTAATACTAGAAGAAGAAGAATTTTTTGAGTTCTCATAAATTATTTTTTAAAATTATCTAAAATTCCAGGCTCTGGTGGTCGATTTGGAATATTCCAAGGGTAGGCTTTTATTATATCTTTACCTTTTAAAGTCTTCCAGAAAATAGTTTGATTATATACCACTGTAGATTTAAGGTTAATTCTGCCTTCTTTATGATCTTTATGTTTTTTAATAAATCTCTTATCAAATTCTGTAGCATATTTCTCGTCAAAATATGCTGTAAAACTAATTTGAGGAGCATCAAAATTCTTGCCAATATTTTTCGACCACATTTTATAATGTTCATCTGAAATTTTCCATCCAAGTGTATTTTTATGTAACTCAAATTTTCCTGTTGAAAAGTGATAATTTTCAGGACTAAACAGTGCTTGTTCTTGACCGTCCCATGCATCAGCACCATAACTGTAATCAAACCCATTAGTTAAAACATTTATCTCTGCTGCTATTGCACATTGCATTTTAGTTCCATTTCTTTTTTCCTTTGAAGTAGTTCTGAATTTTTTGGCTAATTCACTATTTTCTCCATATGCTTTATTATTTCGCTCTAAAACAGAAGCAATTGCAAACATTTCCTTCTTTAAATCTTCTGTCATGTCTGATTTATAAGCAGAACTTTCTCCATATACAGTTGATGCCTTTTGTATGAATTTAGTATGATTGTCTGTAATTTTTCGAAGATTTTTAAATCCGCCTTTACCATCTTTTTCTCCTAGAAAAGCAGAATCATTATTTTTCGGAGTGTTTAGATTTTTTCCTAAATACTCACCGTCAAGCCCATATATGGGGCTTCCTTCTTTTGAATTATTAATGAGTAAATTAGGAGATTCATATCGCTCTATCAGAAACTTCTCCATTTCTACAGCATTCCTATCATCCTCAATCTGCTGTCGCCAAATGTTGAGCATAATTTGTCTAAACCTTGTCATTTCTGAAGGGCTTGTGTCATTTAGTTCTATGTTATGGGTTTTAATCATGATTTTGGTTTTACAGAAAAAGGATAAAAAAATAGGTTTTTATAGTATTTCTACTTTAACAGGTTTTGGCTGAATATGATCTGAGAATGCTGTGGTGATATTGAGACGTAAATCGTCTTCTTGTTCGATTTTGGCATCGCCGCCCAAATAACAGTTTTTGAATAATACTTCGAGAGCTTTAAATTCGTCCATTTTTGAGGCTTGCAATACGGCAGAACGAATACTCATGTCCGGTTTTTTGAAATAAGCAAATAGGGTAGTTTCGTCATCATCTGCAATGGTGAGTTTGACTACTTTTTTGTGTTTGTATTTCCATTGGTTTAACTGAGCCTGAGTAATATTTCCGTCGAGAACATCTGCGGTTTTTGAAATTGTTTTTTCCATTTTAAAACGGTTTTATTTTTTATTCTTGATGAGTTGAATTCTGATGTAATGATTTTTTATTAGTCATTGAAATGAGAATTATTTCGTTGACTGAATGATAAAAAAAGAGGCTGCCTGAGGTATTGTTTTGGAGTTGAATATTCTCGAGGCAGCCTCTTGAAGAAGATTCCCTGTCTAAAAACGGACTAATAAAGAGCTTGTAGAATAAGTTTGCAGACAAAAATCATGTTCATTGAACTCCTTTTTTGCATAGCGCAATAGATAATGGTTTTCTCTTTTTAGTCGGTTTTAGAGACAGGGAATGGGGTATTATGGTTTTAGTAGTAGTAATTTATAGATTAGTTCCACTCAACGTGAGAACAGATCAAGTCAAAAGAAACTGCGATTTTTGTATCTCCCTGGCTAATTCCTCTGCTGTTTGAGTTGAATTCGCAGTTTCTTACCGTGTGTGTAATTACTTCGTTGCTATCGTCTAAGTAACTAACAATGATGCTGAAAGGATTAATATCCTGCAATCTTTGCCCTTTTGGCAGAGCGGCTAAAATAGCTTCTACTTCGTAGTTGTATAAAGTGATAGAAGCTTTTGCCTCGTATTTTCCTCTACCTCTGTGTACAGGCATATCTCCGGCACCGTAATGATTTTCTTTAGATACTGAATCGCTATAGTTTACAGCTGTAATTCCGGTAACGATATTACCTGCAATACTTACTTCGATAGATGACCAGCTGTGTTGTTGTCCGTTTATTAATGGTAATTTATTCATATTTGCTTTATTTGTTTTTAATAATCTTTTTAACGATCTATAACTATCACCTAATTTTTTTTTGCATTTACAGCAAATGAATCAGGACTATATAATTGTTAATTTTTATAGTTTTGAATTGTATAAATTCGGTAAATTATGCTTTGTCGATTCCGAAAGGATTTTTAAATCCTAAATCGACCATAATTTTACGAGCAGTTCCAATTGGAGTAATTTCTGCTTTTACTTTTAATTCAGATGTCGCCAAAATATTTTGTTTTGGATCTACATAAACATCAAAAGCCGAAACTTCCTGATTAGCAACCATTCCTTCTAAAGCGCTTCTGCATAATCCTTCAAAACTTTTCGAAACAGATTGTGGTAATTTACCATCAATATCAACTAAAACCGGAGAAGCTAATTTTGGTAGCAATGCAGTGCGCAATAAACGAGTAGCTTTGTTAATCGTTCGATTGTTTTCTACATAAGCAAAGTCAGATGTACCTGTTGTACAAGTATGACTGTCGTTAAAATAGACACCTGCCAAACCTGTATGTGTTTTTGTGAAAACGTATCTTTTTTCGTTTAACTCGCTTAAAGTTCCAAGGGTTTTAATCTCTTGTCCGCCAATAAAACCAGCTTTTGCAAAACCTTCACCGGTTAGGTTAAATTTTTCGATCCAGGCAATATTTTCAGATACTTTTGCTCTGGAAATTGCACCCAATGCCAACCCTACTGCGGCAGTATTTTTGTACGAATCTTTAAAAATAAATTGAAGGACAACTTCATTTTCTTTTTTTACCCCATCACCATCATTTACGTTATAAACATTTGGAAAACCTGGTGCTGTAACTAATTTTTCTTTGGGTGCTAAAGTATAATGTGCATCATCTGCTGGTGTCGCACCTTTTTTAAATAACTTTTGTTCAAGAGCTTTTTCAACATCCATCGCTACTAGTACAGATACGTTTTCTGCGTTTAATTCGGCTAAATTTGTAGCTGTGTTAGCATCAAACCCTTTTCCTTCTAAAATTATTTCAAAAGGCATATAATCTTTATAACCAAGTTCTGCTTGCGTTTGTGCTTTTGTAACTGCGGCTTGTGTTTGTGCGAATGTTGTTGCTCCAGAATAGATAATGGCCATTTGACGAATGTTTCCATTTGCCTGCTCTTGCATGTTCATCGCTTTTCCAACAACATCTTCATAAGAGCTTGCGCTAGTTGCCATAATGTACAAGTCTCCCGAAGGGTTCATTCTGAAAAATTGTTGAATTTGGTAGTAGACTGATTGTCCATTTACATCATAATCAACTGTAATTTCCAATGATTCTGCGTCTTCTAATGAAGCCAAACGTTCTATTTTGTCTAATGCTAATTTTAGGGTTGCAACTCCGTCAAAAAGTAATCCTGAAACCATGTCCTGCTCTGGATTTCTTCTTCCTAATCCGCCTGATAGTTTGGTAATACTTACATCATTTAATGTACTCATAATATAATTGTTTAAAATGTTTAATTTTTTCCGTGTTTTACTTAAAAAAAGACAAAAGAATAGCTGTAACAAACTTGTAAGTTTGTTATTATCAGGGGTTTATTTTTTTTAGATATTTTTAATCCAAAATCCAAAAAGTAGATCGATATTTTTGGACGATTTGTAAAAACGGTATTTTAATTGAAATTTGCTCTTGGCCAAGAGATAAATTTGTTTTGCCAGCGGGTACAAAATTAATGCTGGAAATCGCTTTTTCCAATTTTTTTGATATTGAAAACCAATAGTTTCAGCGTTTAAACTAAGGCTTCTGTTGCGAGCCCTTCATTTATAATGGTATAAATAGTACGCTCTGTCAGGAATAAAGTATCTGAAAGTTCAGATACTACAACTTTCATTTGTTTAGCCTGATTTTTATTTAAGTAGTTAATTACATAAGCTCTTCTTTTTTCCAATAGTATTCTGCTTCTTTTCATTTTTTTAGTTTTTAAATAAGTATGATTAATTTTATTTAATTTACTGTAGGTGTCATTTTTGTTTATCCATATAATTGTTTGAAGTTTGATAGAGGGGCTTTTTCGATTGAATAGATTGCTATTAAATAGTACTTAGATCAATATCTCCCTCAACCTGATTTGTGTTTATTGCAACAATTCCAGTATTCAGGTTATATCCTAATTCTTCTAATTCTTCATTACTTAGTCCATTATTAAAAAGGATATATTTCTTTTTTAATATATTTTCAATTAACGTCGTTTTATACGTTATCTCCCAAATAAAGTAATCATTTTTATCCCAATAGACTTCTTCGTTGATATATTGCCTTTCTTTTGTCTTGAAAGTCGAATTAGTATCTATAAAGCTATTATTAGTGGTGCTTGACAATATAGCTTTGTCTAAACGCTGAGCAATTTCAAACACTTCTTCGTAACATGCTGAAGAAACAGTACTGATTGGTATTACTACGTATAAGCAAAAAGATACATCTGCCTTATAGTTTTTTTCGGATGATGTTTCCCATAAAATAGTATCGTATTTAAACATTACTATTGGTTTGAGTATAGTATTTTTAAAAACAGCATCACTATAAAGCTGTATAATTAGCGCATTAGAAAATTCCTTTTCAATGGCACTCTTTTTTTCGTTGTAAAATTCTTTTAAAATCATATTATATGTTATTTCTTACAAATATAAAACATGTGTTTTAGACATTACGAAATCTTGCACTATGAAATGCAGTTGTTTCAGTAATATGATTTTGTAGTTTTATTTCATGCAAAACAAAATAAAATGACTACTTAAAAATGAATATTTTTGAAAGTATAATTAAGTATTAGTATTTATTTGGAGAAAAATGCTGAAATTTTGTTAACAAACAAATGAAGTAAATTATATCTAATTTATTTATGCCGAATATTGTGAAGTCTTGCTATGCGATATGTCCAGTTTAAATCCATCTGATTAATAGTATAAAAAAAATCATATTCTTGAAGTAAATTTATAATCGAGGAGACTTTAACATAAAAGCAAAATTAAGATTATTTGTAAAGAACACTTTTTTATTAAAATAATGTTTTTTGAAATAAAAAGGCCTCTTACGTTTTATAGTAAGAGGTGATTAGTTTTGAAAAAAGTGAATCGTTTCAGATTTTATTTCTTTCTATTTGTAATATAATTTTGAGTTTTGCTAGCAGTATTCTACTTTTTTGGTATTGAATGTGGTGGTTAATTAACATCGATAAAACTAATTTATTCTTTTTTTGTTTTTCCAAATTAAATCTAACTATATAGCTACTTATTATTTTAACAGTTCTGTTAGTTTTTCTTTTAATATTGTAAGTTGAGGTAAATTAATTGGCCGACTAGATGGGCCATCCTTTGTTATCACGGTAATTTCACATATTTCATCAATTAATTCTTCAAGCTTTGATTTTAAATTTATCCCACCAACATCAATTTTAAATTTATCGTCCATTTCAAAAGTTAAATTACCTTTTACAAATGAAGTTTTAGTATTAGTAATCAAGGCTTTAAAGCCATCTTTGATAGTTATTTTGGCTTCTTTATCGTTTAAATTAAAAATTGTTTTGCCTTCATTAATGCTAATTTTTTGTTCATTTATATTGAAGGAGTTTTTAGAAATTTCTTTGCCATTGGTATCATAAAATGTTGCACTAATGTTTGAATTTAATCGATTACCATTAAAATCCAGTTGAGCAATATTTTTATATTCGGCTACCAAAGTTGAAGCCGGATCACTTTCTTCTTTTTCTTTGAATAACATTTGAAATTTCTCTACATCAGCATTGATTTCGAATAATTGATTTTGCTCATTTTTGAAGCGTATAAAAGTGCGTTCTATTTCTGAAAACTGCGAAATAAAGGCACGCGTTTCGACACCGTCAATTACTGAAGCTAAAACCCAGCTGTCTTTTTTAGGAATGGTAATAATTCCCTGTTCTACATCGAGAATTGAAGCTTTTAGCCGAACATTTTTAATGATGGCGCCATCAGCTCGCATAATGTTTACAGTATAGGCATCTTCCGGATTATGAACCGATTCTGTTTCTTTATTTATTTCGGTGACTTTTGCTGCAAAAGTTTCAATAATTTGATTTTTACTGGCGACATCTTTTATTAGATCTGTTATATTTCCCATTTTATATTTTTATACTTTTTCTACTCTTCTTCCTATATAAATTTTTTGTCTGTAACCGTTTTCTCCAAAACTTCGTTCTACTTTTTCTACCTGAAATGTTCCGTTTTTTTCTTTGTCCTTTGCGTTTTCCAGAATAACTTTATCTGTTGGTCGTACAAATGGTTCTCCGAAAGTTATAAAATATCCTTCGAGTCCGCTTGGTTTAGATTGGATTGCCCTTAAAGCGGCATATTGATACAATTCTGAAGCAACTTTTGTTGCCATATTTTCAAAAGCTTGAGGATCTTTGGGCAAATCATCTTTATCATCATGTAAAACATGGGTTTTTAATAATTGCCCATTCGGATCACCTAATTCGATATAAATAGGAGTGTTTGAATTTTTAAAGTATTTTTCGACCCGAATGCGGCTATTCTTTGTAGATTCTTTAACGACTATCAATTTATCTTCAATAATATTATAACGAAATCTAAAACGTCCTTCTCCTAAAAGACCTTTAGAAACAGATTGCACGATTTTGTTCAACTGCGAACTTAAAAGGCTAAGTCCCTGATTTATTAATTTTTTTACTAATGCTCCTGCAAATGGGCTTTTAATAAAATTTCGATCAATAAAACCGGCCAATTCAATTGTGGTATGTTTTTGTGGATTATTGGTAATGGTAAGCACAGGAGCTAAATCTTCGATTTTGAAATAGGTGTAGATTCCCTTGTCTTTTAGCATCTCAAAAAGCTGCGCAATACTTTGATTTCTGCTAATTATTACATTGCCTAATTTTTCATCAATAGCATTTACTTTAAAAGGCAATTTTAGTTCTTTAATTCTTTTTTCAAAAAAAGTTTTCGGATTAAAGTTTTCAATATTTGTCGTTGGGTTTGCGGATATAATATTTAGCACATCATTTTTATCCTGAATATCATCATCTTTGACGGCTTTTACTTTTTTTAAAGCATACATCATATCTTCGCATGTTATTGTAGCATTTGTATCCGATTGTACTTCTGTAATATAACCTCTAAAAGCGGGTTTGTAATCGCCATCATATCCTAAAAATATTTCTACGAAGTTTTCCAGTTTAAAAAAATCATGAATTGTTTTTTCCTTACCATTTGCATTTTTAAATAAATTTAAGTCGAATGCTTTAGTATCGGTATAAACTTTTTGAGGCATTACAATTGTAGCAGTATCTGTAAGAGATTTGTAAGAACTGTTTATGTATATATTTTTTACATAATTAAATTCATAAAACTTAGGGGTGGGAATAAGTTTTACTGTTTCGTAAACCTTAATTTTAGCATTTAGTTTAAGCATTGTCTCTAATTATTAGTTCTACAGTTTCATCTGATGTGGCATTAGCACTAAATTTTTGAATGTTTTTAGTTCCGGAAATAGAAGGAATCGAGTACGAATCTATCACAAGTTCATAAATGCCAAATCGGTTTAAAATTGCATGCGTTACCCTTAAAGCGTAAGGAGCATTTAAGAATTGTTTCAATAAAAACAGCTTTTCTTTGGGATATTCATCTCCTTTTTCATTAGCAATTATTCCTTCAATCGAAATACTAAAATCACCGTTGGTAATATGTTCTTTAATTGTTGAATCTCTGCCTTCTATTCCTTCTTTTTTTATTGTTTTTGAACGATTAAGATTGACGGTCACAGCATCTATTCGCAAACCGGATAAATTAAGATCTTTTTTTACCAAAGGCTCAAAAATCAAAGGAGCAAAGACTCTCAGATTAAATTCACCTCCGGTTTTATCAATAATAAAATCTTTCGATTCTGATTCGTTATAATTAACACCAGTATATTCTGCTTCTTTAGTATTTAAAATTTCGTCTACATTAAAATTGAATTTCATAAGAATTTATTTTTATTTTTAGTTTGAAAATGTTTTAGCAAAGGCAGTCATAAGTGTGTTTTCCATTCTTATTTCGTTGTGTTTTTGTAACCACAAAGCTTCTTCTAGTAATTTGTAAAACTCATCAATAGGTAATTGATATGGATCTATCTGAAAAGCAAAACGAATAATGGCGGCTGATTTTTTAAATTCATCTTTTCCGGGAGTTGCATCTATTGTAAATTCACTGTCTTTTTTAATCATTGCTACAATAGAATTTCCTGCAGAAAGAATGAATTCATCATCATATTTTTGTTTGTCAAGCACGCATTCTTCAAATAGAAACAAAATAGCTTCGTGCGGATTCTCCTTGTATTTATTCTGATAGTTTTGAAATGTATTGAAGGATGGTTTTTTGCTATAAGTTATTGTTAACTGGTCTGCTGAAGTAAGTTTTAATATTGTTCCGTATTTTTCTTTTAGTTTTTCTATGGGTATTTCGTCTTGCATTTTTATAGTTTTAATGTTGTGTCAAAAAGCTTTGAAGTTTTAAATATTACTATCTCTGCTTTCTTTTTTTATAATTTCAGACAGACTTTCACTTTTTTCGAATACAGTTAAGGGCGTAATGTTAAAACGTTCTATAAATATGTTTCCCTTTACTTTTTGTGTCAGAGGATTTTTGAAATTACTCATATCTGGTGTTTTAGGTATTTCTCCTAAATCTCTTGCTATATAGTCCATGATTGTTGTCTTTAATTTTTTATTTATACTAGCGGCTCTATTGATTTTAATTTTCCTGCTATGATTTCCGCAAGTCGTTTTCCACCCACATCATTTGGATGGAGTAGCGCACCATCATCTGCAATATAATCTCTAATATTAACGTTATTCCAGCCTAAATTTGAAGGATTGCAAAACGGAAGGTTGTACGAAAAACATCTTTTTCTAATGGCCTCTGAGTAATCTTTAGTACCTAACCCTATGTTATTAATTGCAGGACTAGACCATCCTCTCTTTTTATAGTCAATAAACTCGCCATAAGGAGTACCAATGAATAGAATCTTAGTTAACATGCTATTAGTGTGATATTTATTCAATATTTTTTCGATCAACACATTCAAAGCTCCATTAAAAGTAGTGACATCTATTGAAGTCTCAGCGCCAAAAATCACATTCTGAGCCCAATCATTAGTACCTCCCATAATTAGTATTAAACCCGCATCGTCTGCAAGTGAATTTATCCTTGCGTCATTGTTCATCGCATTTATATCTATACCTGATATTTTCGTACCGCCTATTCCGAAGTTATTTATGACAAGCCCCAGATTAGTAGATAGATATGGTTGCCATTTATTGCCGGCTGTAATCGAATCTCCTAAACAATTAGTTTTAGTATTTTTCCATGGCTTTATTACTTCAGCAGTTGATGAAATATTCAAAGTGGGGGCTTTAAAACCATATTTTTCATAACTTGTAACTTCACCTCCCTCTTCTAATTGAGTAGTAGAAATTTTATTTTTTAAAAAAGAAAACCTAATATAATAAGCATTTGGAGGAGTGGTTAAAATTAAGTTTGAATTATTGCCAGATATAAAATTTTTTGCCTCTGTATAAAATGCATAGTGCGCCAAGTTCGCTGACACATATTGAGTTAACGGAGATATTTTTATGAAATCTGAGGATGAATAAATTGTGTTTTTTGATAGTACTCCGTTTGTCCAGTTAACGAAAAAATCATCTGTAGCTTTAGAGCAGTCGAATAAGTTTTTACCCAATATAGCCCAGTCTGTTTCATTCAACGAAAGAGGCAGGATTGTGGTATCCTCCCTGTATGGAAGTTTAGGTATCTGAGTTAATGGTACTGCGCAAATATAATTTTCATATTTTGTAGCAACACTTCCTTCCTCTAATTGAAAAGTATTAAGATTTGTATGTGAAATTGTAATTTTTACGTACTCTATATTAGAAGGAGTGATAAATGTAGATATAGAAGTAGAACTACCACCAGATACATAATTTTTATTTGCATCAAAATAGGTTGTAAATCTCATATTGCTATTAGAAACATATTGCGTTAAAGGGGTAACTTTGATATAATCAGAGGAGTCATAAGCAGAGTTAGCAAAAATGTTCGTTTTATCTAGATAGAATCCTAAAACAACTGATCTCTTATCAAATTTATTTTTACCTATTATAAGATCTGCTTTAGTTTGTACATCTATTGTTTTAGCATAACTGCTTAAATCCAAACGTGTTTGACTCATAGTAAAAACACCATCCTTATCCCTGGAAATAGTAGCCAGGCTGTTTGGTTCTACAACTACTCCTCCGAAATTAATATATGTGCCAGCCTCTGTAGCCGACCAGTTAGCTTCACCCGTTCCGGTACTTATGTCTTTTGGGGTTACGGCTCCTAAATAAGGAACACTTATGTATTGTGCGTCTATGTAGGTTTTAAGACCTATATTTGATGGATAACTTTTTGAGTTTAAATTGCCGGCAACATCATCTGTTTTATTTGATTTATCCTCTTTGACTGAAATTTTATTTTCTGTTTCTGATTTATCGTAGTATTTATTATCTAAATTATTCTGCAATCCTATCACGTCATCAATTTTATGTGTATGCTTGACATTTGCTTTATTAGTAAATAATTCAGTGTGAGCATTTTCATCTGTTATATGCTCATTTAACTGGGATTTCTCAGCTTTTGCACTTAGTACGGTTTCAAGATCTTCAATATCTTTTAAAGGAGTTTTTTCGTATTTATGTCGAAACGAATCCCAAGTGTCCCAAAATTGGGTCTGCGAAGGTTTTAAACCTGTTTTAAACCATGTTTTTATGGTATTTAATGTTTGAATAGCCATTTTTTTTAAAATTATAGAATCAGATTTTGATAATTGAATCTTATTAAGTCTCACTATTAGTGAATGTAATTTGTCTTAGAATTGTATTTTTAGGATTGAATTAAATACCAGAATTAGCAATGCCTGATATTAGTACTCCATTAATTATTTTGTAATGTCTGTAGTGAATTTATTCTCTTCAAATTTTGGATAATGATCTTTATTGATACTGTTTAGTGAGAGGTAATGTTTAACTAAAATGTCGTAATTAATGAAAAGTCCATACATGTCCATATTGATTAACCATTACCCATCTTCTTTCCTGTGGAGAAGCAGGAGTTCCATTGTTAGATCCTAGAATAAACCCTGATGGTTGCTGATAAATGCCCGATGGCGGAGGATAATCTCCAGAATCACTACCAATGTCAACTGTAATGCCTCTAAAAGGAAGTGATTTAGAGCCTGTTATAGAAGCATTTGATATGATCCATAGATATACGTTATTAATAAAGTTATCAATCCTAATTTGGGTTATAAAGCAACTAACATAATTCATTACTTTAATTTTTGTAAAATTATTGAAATAAACAGGTATTGTGTCTGTTATATTCTTACACGCTGTAAAGTTTAATTTATCTAAATTTATTAAAGAAGATATATCTCCATAAGATCTATAAAAACTATTGTATATTATAGATAAGGTTGTAATTGATGTGATTTGATTAATGACTGCAGGGCTTATTGTATGTTTAGATTGACAAAGTTGTAAAGTTTTTAAATTTATTAATTCTGAGAAATTAGAAGGTAATGGACCATCTCCAAAATTATCATCTCCAAATCCTGCTGTAACTATCAAACTTTTTAAAGTGTTTTTTAATAAATAAATCTTGTCAAAATTTGAAGTTGCAAAATTGACTGTAGGATACCCTGATGTCCCGACTCCTAAGGTTATTAATGGTGTTGAAAAAATTTCAATTGGAATTGAATAAAAGTGTCTGGAAGATGATACAAATGAATCCGCAATTGAAAATGTTGTAATCTGTGATCCAACAATTGATTCAATATTTAAATTTACTATAAACCTTTCATTTATTAATTCAAAATAAAGTAATTGTGTGTATTTATTAAACTCAAATACAAAATCAGAAATTTGTAAAGGTTGATTAACGAGACGAAAGTAAATTAATTGATTTCGATTAAATGAAAAAGTTATGTTTCTGCTAATATTTAATCCATCAGCATAAATATGTACAATTTGATTATTAAATACTAACTGATAAACATCCTTACTGATATAAGTTGTGGTATATATTACCCTAGTACCATCACCATAATCTACAACTACATTTTGATTAGTTGAAAATTTTAAAACTAGCGATCCAGTGGGTGAAGAATTTGATGGAAATGACGAACCTCTAATTTTTAAGACGAAATTTTCTCCAAAATTAAAAATAGAATTTCCATAATGATTTATTTTATTTCCAAATTTTAAATAGCTCATATTACGATAGTGTTATTCTTGAAACTTGATTATCATCCGAAGCAAAATATAATACCCCTAAATTTTTATACCATTGTCCTTGACTAAAAACTTTAGAGTTTATAGGATTTATAGATGCTGTAAAGTTATTTTCAGCATTATAAGAAGCTGTTGTAATAGCTGATATAATATCAGTATCAGTAATAAAACCATCCTGGATTTGGTAATTAGCTGATAAATCTCCTGTAGAATTAACTTGGACTAATCGAACTCCTAAACCTGTTAAACTACCTAATGTGAAGGGTTGGTTTAATTGGAAATTAAACCAGTTAGAAATTCTAAGTGCTGTTGCAGGTTTTAAGTTATCTGTTCCTTGCTGCATTTCTAGATCAGTAACCTCTGATATACTAATTAAATCTTTATTATTATCGGTTTTTAAAAATTGATTTGTAGTTGTAGAAGAAAATCTGGGAGCAACAGAAAAAGTCTGTTTTCCAGTCCATGTGTTCACTTGTAATTTAATCCACGTCCACCAATTAAACAATTTTGAACGGCTTATAACCTTTAAATCTTCTGCTACTGGAGCTAATATCTGCGTTTCTGCATCAGTTGCAATTGTTGCTGTTAATTTGATTTCGTTTAAAAGCTTACCCATTTCGGCCGTTAACGCTTTTGTAGCCCCTCCTGTAGTAAGATCATTTACTAAAACAGTAGCTAAATAAGATTCAACATTCTTAATAGCATCAGCAATTTCCTGAATTGTATCAAGATTAACATCATCTGAATATAAAAGTGTACATATTCCGTCGATTTGATTTTGCAAAACAACACCTTGTTCCGCCGATAGCATAGACGTTGCACCTCCGTTTGTTAGATTGTTGACAATAGTTAAATACTCATGCGTAATTTTTGAAAATTCATCCAAAGGAGCATATCCCCCAGCCACACCCTTTTGAGATTTATTTTCTTTGCTTGTCTGTAATAGTTTACCCATTTCAGCAGTTAAAGCTTTTGTAACTCCACCTGTAGTGAGATCATTTACTAAAATATTATTTAGCGATATCTGAATAAGCTCTATTGCATCTGCAATTTTCTGAATTGTGTCTAAATCTATATTGTCAGAAGCCAATAATTTATTAATAGAGTCAATCTTGTCCTGTAAAGCAACTCCCTGTTGGGCACTCAGTAAGGAACTTTCGCCACCTGTAATTAAGTCGTTTACTATATTCAGATATTGCGCTGTAATTTTAGCAAATTCATCTAATGGTACGTATCCGTTAGCAATTCCCTTATTGGCGATGTCTTCTTTTTCAAGAAATAATTCGGCGTGGGCATACTCATTTGTTGTATGCTCATTTAACTGCGATTTTTCAGCTTTTGCACCTAGTGCGGTTTCAAGCTCTTCAATATCTTTCAAAGGAACTTTTTCGTATTTATGTCGAAACGAATCCCAAGTATCCCAAAATTGGGTCTGCGAAGGTTTTAAACCTGTTTTAAACCATGTTTTTATGGTATTTAATGTTTGAATAGCCATGTTTTTATTTTAAATTATATAATTAGATTTTTGATATGGAAACTTATTAAGTTCATAACTGTCTTTTTAAAACTGAATTAATTCCATAGTGCATGTTCTGGATTTGAAAAGTAAAATTGCTCTTGTCGGGAATTTTGGGCATTTTTTTAATGCCTCTTAATAATAAATAATCCATAGCGGTTATTTTAAATGATTAATATTAGAGTGTTGATTATTTGTTGAAAATAGAAAGTTGTAAATCACATTGTGTAAAAGGACGCCTTACTATTAAATTTTGAGATCACAAAACTAGAGTTAAAAGCAAAAAAAATATCAATAAAAAGTCTTATGAATTCAGTAGTTTCAATAGAAATTGAATTTGCTGAAGCTACTGAATTCGAGTGTTTTAAAATTTAAGGGGTTAAAAAAATTGCTGATATTTTTGCGGCCAGAAAAACACCCAACGATGAATAAAAATTCAATTCACAATTTCAATATTACAATAAGAAATAGCACCGATATAAAAAGCTCACAAGAGTTAACTAAAGTTATCATAAAAGAGTTAGCCAAAGTTTCAAAAGAAATGAGCCAGCAAAAAGATATACTACAAGAATGGCAGGAACAAAAAATACAAATTGCTACTACTGCAACAAACAATTTATGTACCCTACCCGAAGGAGGCGCCACAGATACCGCCGCTGAAAGAATTATGAGAACAGCAACATTGATGAGCAATACTCCTTCGGATTCTGGGGAAGCAGTACCACGCTTTAAAGCCGCAAATGGTACAGCTGAACAAGCTTCAAATATTTTTAACATTCAAAGCGTTGCTGATACCACTGGGATAGTAAATACTGGTTTTTCCCAATCAGGTATCAATAATCTTTCGGTTTTTACCGCAGAAAATGACACTCTAAACTTCAGTAAAGGTGTAACGACCAAATATTACGTGGCAACACAGCAAACTTTAATGGTGCCTCAAACGTATAAAAAAAATACTGGAGAACCCTACATAGATGCTGTTAAAGCAGAAATAAAAAGAAAATTAGAAGTTGCAATTGCTGTAGACAACGTTCTGGAAATAAATTACTGGAGAAACATTTCTAAGGCTTTTGAGGAAGAAGCTACTGCCAAAGATTTTGATGGAAAACCAAGTGATATCTTATTCACGAAAATGTATGCTTTGCTAAAACAGTCATCAATTATAGAAACTCAGAACTTTAACTGGGAAATTGTTTGTAAAAAAATGATTGAATCAATTGGTGCTAACATACTAAACGGAACAATTTCTGAAAAAAATAAGAATCGTTGGGAAACCATCAGAAAACAGCTAGGTGACGATAAAATAAATATTGCAAACCTTTTTGAACAATATAATGAACTATTTCTATTATTGAAACAAGTTGAAGGACTTGATAGTTTGCCAAATACTATTACAATCACGACCAAAACAAAAATATATCCTAATTTAAGTGCAGACAAACTTTATGCAGATATTGGAAAAAACGATGTCTATGTATTTCTGAAAGAAATAAGTAATGAAGATATTCAGGGAAGTGCGGTATATAAAGGTGCAATTAAAATTAGAAACACTGCAGCGACTTCATTTGTTGTAGGAGAAGGTCTTGAATTTTTCCTTGATGAAAATTTTATAAATCAAAATTTATATCAAAAGGAAAATATCAATTGGATTGTTTGTAATATCAAGGACAAAAAAGACAAAGGAACTATTTTTGTAAATGAAGGAACTTCATTTAATTACAACTTCGATAAACCTGGTATTTACAGAATTGACGCCTACGGACGTAAAGATACAATAGCTGGTAAGAAAATTGCAAAATCATCTACTTTTATAGAACTGGAAATAGTTGCCCAGCAAATTATCATTACACCACCTTCTTTTATTAAAAATGAAGTTGCAAGAGCTTTTTCTGAAGAGAAATTTTTTAAAATATCTCTAAAAAATGATGCAGTAAAAACATTAAATGCGTTAAAACTTTACTATCAGCTTGAGACCGTAACTGTCAATAAAGTAATCAAAATTTCGGCTGAACAAAAATTAGATGCAACAGGCATTATTAAACTTGCCATGCCTGCTTTAGGCGATTATAAAATTAAAGTAATTAGTAAAGATCAATATGCATTAACTCAGGACTGTAAAATTTCGGTAATTAAAAATGAAGTAACCAGTATTGGTGTGGCAAAAGAATCCTTCAACAAAAAGATATTTTTATTGGGTGATTCAAACAAAACTTTGGCTTTAGAAACTAAAAACTTTAGAATAAATCCTGCTACAAACGAAGAAAAAGAAGGTGTAAAATGGATCATTTATGATTCTAATAACAAAGTGTACCTTCCATCAGGATCTGTAATGCTTACTGATGATAACAATACTAAAAAAACGTATCTGTATAAATGGAATTCTTTTGATGTCCCTATTCCTCAAAAAGTGGGTTATTATACAGTAGAAGCTTACAGCGATGTTCAAAAAGTTACCAAATCACAATCTGTTTTTAAATTTGAAGTGAAGCATCCGCAAGTTACGGAGGCATATTGGGCGTCAAGTGGTGGAAGTAAAAAGGAAACATCTGGTTTTTCAGGAGAGAGCAATTGGATAAAAACCAATATCCCTTATTATAGTAATCAACCTGTTAGAATATATTTTTACTTAAATAATAAAAAAACGAATCACTATTGTGATTTAAAAACAAATGAAGAAGGTATAATTTTTAAAGAAATAAAATTTGATTCTGAATTCAAGAAACTTATTGGATTCCATAATGGGAAAAATGCCAAAATTGGATTTAAAGTACTAGGAATCCAGAATGGAAAACCATATCAATTTATGGTCCCGAATAATTATGAGTCTGATACTGTTTTGTCTTGTACAACAGATGTAAAAATTCTTGATGTTTATTTTATGTATAAGGGAATTCGTGTAAATTCCTTCACTTCGGTGCCCTATGGGGCTAAGATAAATGGTGTAATAAAAACTTTAAACATGGTAGGAAATGAAGTTGTACTAAAAGTTCGTAGAAAAAATGCACAACACTCACTTCTTAAAATGAAAACTATTGTTAAAAGCGAAGGGGAAGCTTCTATCACTTTTACTCTCGACAAAAAATGGCGACCAATAACTCCACTATTTGATATAATTGATTCTTATTATTTGGGGGTTGAAGGTGTTGAATCTAAACTTTATTTGAAGAATGGGATGAATGCGGTTGTGAGAGATTTTAAGGATGCACCTAATAAAAAGGAAATCTTAGATGAAAACGACCCACAATTAATTTGGGGTTCGAAAGTAAGTAAGGAATTTAGACTTAGAGTTGTTGAAATGGCTAAAGATATTAAGGTAGATCCTAATTGGATAATGATAATTATTGCGAAAGAAACTTCCCTTACTTTTGATCCGCATATTGATAATGGCATTGGATATGTAGGACTTATTCAATTCAGCGAAGCTTCTGCAGAGGATGTAGGAACAACACACGCAGAATTAAAAAAGATGACAGCAGTAACTCAATTGAATTATGTAGAGAAGAGATTTATAAGGTATGGAAAAAATGGATACAAATCATTAGCAGATTTATATTTTGCTGTGCTACAACCTACAAGTGTGGGACAAGGAGATAAAGATGGTAATGTTTTATGGACTAGTCAAAGAATGGCATATTACAATAATCCTTCATATCATAAAGAAAAAGGAGAATATGATAATAAAATTATTAAAAAAGGAAAAACTAAAAGAGGATTTGATGAAGGAACTACATACATGTGGGAAGTAAGACAAGAGCTGGAAAGAATTGAAAAAGAGGGGTGGTATGCAAGAAATACATGGCGTAATCCGCTTGATAAAATGGAATTGAGAGGATGGTACAATACTTGGAGACCAGAAGATAGTAATCATGGCATAGTTCCTACAAGAAGTAAAGGCAAGCATGATGGACTTGATTTATATGCACCTGTCGGGACTCCTGTATTTGCATGTGTTGATGGAATACGAGTCAGCGTCGGTCCCGATCCATCAAGCTCCTATGGAAATACAATTACAATTAAGGGTTTTTATAATGGGAAAGAATATCATTTCTTTTATGCTCATTTAAGTGAAACTTATATAAAAATAGGCGAGAAAGTAAACGCTGGAAAAAAGATTGGACTGACAGGCAAAACTGGAAATGCAAAAGATTTATTGGCTAAGCAAACACATTTGCATTTTGAAGTTAGAAAATCAAATGCTAGTCAAGGTGCAGGAATAGGCCCTTTTAATGCAATTTCAGAATTAGAAAATACAGTTAATATGAATCCAAGTAAAGAAAATCAGAAATAATGTAGAAATTAATTATCTTCGTATCAAATATAAAAAAAAATGAGAAATATATTGTTAATATTTTTGCTGGTTTTCTTTTCGTGCAAAAAGAAACAAGAATTATCAAAAATTAATGTAAGTAAGACTAAATCTTCAGAGCAGAAAAGAATTCACGAAAATAAAGCTAAAAAGTTTATAATTAATAAAGTGTATAATGAAAATGATTCTGATTTTTCTGATGTAAGAGTGAATTATGCTATAGGTACATTTATAATTGACAACGATTTCGTAATAGATACTACCTTAAGTAAGGATGAAAGATACTTTCGGCTAAGAGATTATAAATTAAATGATTATATTGACGATAGAAATCTAATTAGAATATCTAATTATACTTTCTCCCTTCAAAAAAATAATGGATTTCTAAACATTGGATTATTTAGAAGAACACAAAATAATAAATGGGAATGTAAAGATTTAAAAAGACTTGAAAGCTACTCAGAGCTTGGAGATTATAATTATATTTTAGGAGACAATAAAGTATTTAGCTATACTTGTGAAACACGTAAAGGAGATTTTTGTTTTGCAGTGGTAACTGACAAAGTTAATTCATTAGGAAAATATGATCAAATTTTAAAAGCTGTCAAATTTGATTTGGTTAATGAAAAAATTATTGAAGTTGATTTACAGAAAGAGAAAATAGAATGTCTTCCAGAAATGAGTGATGAATAAAAATATAAAATATGAATTTATTAAAATACGGAATAATACTGTTTTTTACATTATCAATAATCTCGTGTAAAGATACCAACTTAGAAAAAACAGAAAGTATTTTTCAGCATAATGAAATTAACAAGGTAAACTTTGATAAAGTATTAAAAATTAACGAATATGTGTATGATAATAATAAATATGGGAGCTATTTACCACATCATACGACAATGGAGTTATATACAATCCTAAAAGTGGAAATGATTTGGGGAATTTAG